TCACAATCGTGATATGATGGCTTAACCATTGGTCCTGTAAATCTAACTGTTACTACTTGCATTATATACCTCCTGTTTTATTTCAATAATTTCTTTCATTTTTTCTTCCACGATGGATAATGTATCCATCGATTTATTCCCAAAGCTGTAACCACCCAGTTCAAACGGATAGTCTATGTTGGTTTCAATATGTGGACGATCTCCCCGCAACTTTGCGATTTTTCTAAAGTGCGTGGGCATCATCAACTCTATTTCATCAGGCGAGAACCTCGGCCCAGATACACTTTTCCATAACATAAAATTCGTCCAATCATTCCAACCCTCGACTATCCACCTATTGTACTTCTGACATTCAATTACGTGCAACCCATATTTATGACAAAAGTTTTTAAACCATAAAAATGCACTTTCATCATTTGAAAAGACTCTGTTGTATTCTTTGTCAACAGTCTCAGTCTTTATCTCTTTCCACATTAAGCAACTCCTCTTTTCATTTTCCAGTTTTGGATTGTTGTGTTGTACCAATCTTCATTTTTATTACGAAGAATATCAAGAGGTGCGTGGCTTACTTCTAAACCTTCAGCATTTCTTGCTTCTACATATTCTTCAACAGTAAAAGACTTTACCAGTTCTGCAACGAATTTTGCTTTTGTGAATGGACCACCACGCTTGAAGCGGGCTATAAAAAGTTCTTTGCCTTTGCCAACAAGTGATGGGTGAACATTTACGCCATTTCTTGAAACTGCTGGCCAAACTGGACGATCTGTATAATCTCCAGTGTAGTGAAGGTATCCACCGTAGTATGTGAAGTCTTTTTTGTTGAACTTAGTCATTTGTGAACCCTTTCAAGTGATTCTTTCTATACTAATAAACTAGCATAAAAAAGAGGTATTGTCAAGTATAAATATAGATATAAAGGGGAATTATATGGCAAATTTAACACAAACATCAAATTTTTTACAGCCGACAAACTTTAAGGTCGTTATAGATCATACAAAGTTTGGCAATCTGGAATTTTTTGCACAAAGAGTTATACACCCAGGTGTTTCTGTTCAAGCACCTCTTGTACCATATAAAAGAATTGCTTCTATATCAGTTCCTGGAGATACCCTTGCATTTGAAGATTTATCAATGGATGTTTTAGTAGACGAGCAAATGAACACTTATGTTGAAGTGTTTAATTTAATTAGTAGTATGGTTGAAATTCCACAGCAAGATGCATTAAGAAAAGATGCTACTAATGATCAAACTATGGATATTACATTGACGATAACAAGTAGTGCTAATAATGTAGTCAAACAAATTAGATATATAGATTGTGTAGCTACAAACATAGGAACAATACTTTTAGAAGCTACTTCAGAAACATCACCGGTAATCACATTTCCTGTGACTTTTAAAATTGGATATTATGAAATAAAATAATTATATTATGGAGAGTTAATTGCTGACACTTGAAAGCACTTTAGAAGAATGGCAAACTGATTGTAAAATTGATGAAAATAACTTGGTAAGATCGACCGTAGAAATTGCAAAACTACATGCAAAATATCTACAAGTTTTGTCTATCAATAAACTTCAATTAAAAAAATCTCAAATGAGACAACAAACACTTCTTTTGGAGAAGTGGAAATATTACAATGGCAAACTATCACAAGACGAAATTGAGGCTCATGGATGGGAATACGATCCTTTCAATGGTATCAAAGTAATAAAAGGTGATATGAATCGCTATTATGATGCAGATATAGATATACAAAAAAGTGAAGAAAAAATTGCGTATTATAAAACTTTTGTGGAAACTTTGAGTGAGATTGTTGAAAACCTCAAATGGAAACACCAGTCGATAGGTAATATTATTAAATGGAAACAGTTTGAGGCTGGTGGATAATGATTGAAAAGATTACCGTAGGTAAAAAGAATGAGAGTCAATTACTAGTTGATGCTGATAGCGGTATCTTAATGGAATTGAATGAATATTTTTCATTTTTTGTTGACGGCTATAAGTACATGCCACTTTACCGAAACAAAGTTTGGGATGGCAAGATAAGAATATTCAATGCTTTAGCGCAAGAATTACCTGTTGGTCTTTTACATCAACTTAAAGAGTTTACAAAAAAACGCGGTTATGAATTAGAATATGAAGATAGCGAATATGGATCACCAGAACAATACAATGCTGTTGATCCAGAAGAAATAATGAAATTTATTACCAGTCTTAATTTGAGAGGTAATGGTAATCCTATTACTGTAAGAGATTATCAATTCGATGCTATCTGTACTGCAATTACAAATAAAAGATCGATACTATTATCTCCTACGGGTAGTGGTAAATCTCTAATAATTTATGTGTTACTACGTTGGTTACTTGAAAGGTGTGATGATAAAAAAATTCTTATCATTGTACCGACAACTTCATTGGTTGAACAGATGTATGCTGACTTTGCTGATTATTCATCTCATGATTCTTGGAATGCTACTCAAGAATGTCACAAAATATTTTCGGGTAAAGCAAAAGATATGGATGAAAATGTTGTCATTTCAACTTGGCAGTCTGTATATAAACTACCTCCTGCTTGGTTTCAACAATTCTATGGTGTTTTTGGAGATGAATGTCACGGATTCAAATCAAAATCATTAACTTCCATTATGAATAAATGTGTAAATACTGCATATCGATATGGCACAACAGGCACACTTGATGGTACCCAAACACATAAACTTGTACTAGAAGGTCTTTTTGGTAAAGTAAGAAAAGTTACTACCACTAAAAAATTGCAAGATGATGACACACTTGCGCCTCTTAATATTTTTATGCTAACTTTAGATTACAATGAAACAGATAAAAAAGAAAATGTAGGCAAAACATATCAACAAGAGATTAATTGGATCGTAGCAAATGAGCGCAGAAATAATTTTATAAGAAATCTTTCAATTGATATGAAAGGTAACACTTTGGTATTATTTCAATTTGTTGACAAACATGGCAAAGTGTTGTATGATCTAATTTTGAATAAAGCCGAAGATAGCAGAAAGGTATTTTATGTCTCGGGTCAAACGGATGCTACAGACCGAGAAACGATAAGAAAAATTGTTGAAACGCAAAAAGATTCTATCATTGTTGCTAGTCTTGGTACTTTTAGTACAGGTATAAATATAAAGAATCTACACAATATAGTATTTGCATCTCCTAGTAAGTCTCAAATTAGAGTACTGCAAAGTATTGGTAGAAGCTTAAGGAAGAGTGATGATGGTCGTATAAGTAAACTATACGATCTAGTTGATAATCTACAACATAAATCTAGAAAAAATTATACATTACTTCACGGCGAAGAAAGATTGAAGATATACCAAAAAGAACAATTCCAGTATAAAGAATATAGGATAAAGATATGACTATAAGAAAAAATAATATTCTACAGTTAAAACTTACCAACGGTGAAGAAATTCTTTGTGAGATGATTGATATTCCTAAAGACCTAACGGAAGAAGAAATTGATGATGAATTTGAAGTAATTGTTAGAAACTGTCTTAGTATAACTAAAGTTAGAGTTTCAGAAAACAAACTATTTTGTACACTTGACCCTTGGATTTCTTTTCAAGATGTTCATAAAAATAATATAGCTTCTTTAAATCCACAACATATTATAGTAAAATGTATTCCAAGTGAAGAAGTTATGGAACAGTATCTAAATGCTATAGAACACACTGAAAATTCTAGTCAAGATGACAGCGAATATTTAGATGCCTCTAGTTGGATGGAAAGATTGGGTCTAAAAGAAAAACTGGTAGATATATATGATTCAGATCAAAATGTGATAAAGTTTCCATCTGGAACTAAACACTAGTTACTACCCCACTCACTAAGAAGAATCTTATTATAACAGATTCGTAGGATTTGTCAACCCATAAAATACGGTTGACAATAAATAAAATATGTGATATAATGTATGTATTATGAAGGAGTGATTATGGCAAAAAAGAAATCTAAGAGTACCCATTATGTGGATAATAAAGAATTTTCTCACAATATAGTGGAATATGTAAAAACAATTAATATAGCTAGAGAAAATAAAGAAACTTTGCCTATAGTTCCTAACTATTTGGCAGAATGTTTTTTGAAAATAGCAGAGAATCTATCGCATAAATCTAATTTTATTAGATATACATATCGTGAAGAAATGGTAATGGATGCAGTAGAAAACTGTTTAAAAGCTGTTGAAAATTATAATATCAATGCAGCTACACGCTCAGGTAATCCAAATGCATTTGCTTATTTCACTCAAATAATTTGGTATGCTTTTTTAAGAAGAATTGCAAAAGAAAAACGCCAACAAGATATAAAAGAAAAATACCTTTCTCAATCAGGCATTGAAGCATTTCTTGTAACCGAACAAGGAGAAGCTGCAACTGGAGTTGCTACGCATTTTATTGATGTTTTAAAAGATAGAATCGACAAGGTAAAAGAAGCAGATACTTCCATGAAAGAGTTCGCTAAAAAAGAAAAGCAACGAAAGAAAAGAACTGTTAATGTTGATTCTGATTTGAAAGACTTTTTAATATGAAATTACTAATCATAAACGATACCCACACCGGCATCAGAAATAGTTCGGACATATTCTTAGAAAATGCTAGTAAATTTTATTCTGAGATAATGTTTCCGTACTGTGACGCACACGGTATAAAACAGATATTACATCTGGGTGATTATTATGACCATCGTAAATTTATTAACTTTAAAGCACTAACTCACAATCGTAAGAGTTTTTTAAATCCTATGCGTGAGCGAGGTATGACTATGGATATCATACCTGGTAATCATGACACATATTTTAAGAATACAAATGAATTAAACTCTTTAAAAGAGTTGTTAGGTCACTATATGAATGAAGTTCACATAGTTATGAAACCTACAGTCATGAATTATGGTGGTCTTGACATTGCATTGCTACCATGGATTACTAGTGAAAATCATTCAGAGTCTATGAATTTTGTTAAAAATTGTAAAGCATCTATACTTGGTGGTCACTTAGAACTAAATGGTTTTGATATGATGCGCGGTATTAAAAATACTCATGGCATGTCAAAAGAAGAATTTTCTAGATTTGAGTTAGTTCTATCTGGTCACTTTCATACCAAATCTCAGCAAGATAATATTATGTACCTCGGTACTCAAATGGAATTTTTCTGGTCTGACGCCCATGATCCTAAACACTTTCATGTACTAGATACTGAAACAAGAGAAATTCAAGCCATTGTTAATCCATTCACATTATTTGAAAAGATAGTATATGACGATACCAGAACTGATTATAATAATTATTCTCTCAATCATATTGATCATAAATTCGTCAAGGTAGTGGTAGTCAATAAACAAGACCCCTTTACATTTGACAAATTTTGTGATAGAATACACGCTAAGAATATCCATGAACTAAAGATAAGCGAAAACTTTGAAGAATTTATGGGTGAGCGCGTGGGTGATGAAGGAGTATCTGTAGAAGATACTACAACATTACTTGATAGTTATGTTGAATCCGTAGATACTGAATTAAATAAAGACAGGATCAAAGTAGAAATGAGAAATTTGTTGACCGAAGCACAAGCATTGGAAATATCTTGAAAAAAAAATTTTCATCTTATAATAAAACAAGTAGTGACTTAAATAAAAATGTATATAAAACTAAAACAATTCAATCTAATATTTGGAAAGGTTGTCATGAGTACTTTTTAAATTCTGGATATCAATATAAAATGAATTATATGGAGTTTAAAAAACTTTGGCGAAAAAAGAAAGGCAAATTAGATGATATTATTTAAATCGCTAAAGTATAAGAATTTTTTATCAACTGGTGATAATTGGACTGATATTAATTTAAATAAAGCCAAATCAACATTGATAATTGGCTCAAATGGTGCAGGCAAATCTACCATGCTAGATGCTATATCTTTTGCATTGTTTGGTAAACCACATCGTAATATCAACAAACCTCAGCTAGTCAATTCTATCAACAATAGAGATTGTATCGTAGAAGTTGAATTTACTATTGGTTCTAGTCATTTTAAAGTTATAAGAGGTATCAAACCCACACTATTTGAAATATATCAGAATGGTAAAATGTTTGATCAATCTTCTCATGCCAAAGAATATCAGAAAATATTAGAGCAAAATATTTTAAAGTTGAACCACAAGTCTTTTCATCAGATTGTGGTACTAGGTAGCAGTTCTTTTATTCCATTCATGCAATTACCAGCGCAACACAGGCGTGATGTTATCGAGGATTTGTTAGATATTAATATCTTCTCAAAAATGAATTTGTTATTAAAAGAAAAAACTGCACAGATAAAATCTAAAATAAAAGATACTAAAAATAGTATTGAAGTATTATCAAATAAGATTGATACCCAGAAAAAATACATTAATAATATAACCACATTAAATGAAGAATTTATAGAAAAAAAGAAAATTGACATATCTAATTTAAACTCTGAGATATTGGATTTAGAAAAAGATAATGAAGTATGTCAAAATTTTATAGATGAAAATCAAAAAACCATGCAAGAGGAGTTAAATCGTGCGAATGATAAGAAACAAGCATTACTCCAGTACCAAGCGCAGTTCCAAACAAAAATCAAAGGTTTGGTTAAAGAAGCGAAATTTTATGAACATAATGAAACGTGTCCAACATGTACCCAAAGTATTGATCCAGTACTCAGATCAAACAATCTCAACGCTGCCCAATCAAAAGCGAAGAAGCTTAAAGAAGCAATGGATCATGGGATTAAAGAGTCGTCTATTGTGGAACAGACTATTGAAAGGTACACTCAGTTGGCAGAAAGGATCAGCCAAAAGCTATCCACTGTATCTTCTAACAATAACGCAATCTCCAGGTTGCAAAGACAAATACAGTCTTATGAAGATGAACTAAATAAGAAACCTACTGGAGATATATCAAAAGCAAATGATGAATTAGAATCATTATCAGATGAAAAGAATTCTGTAAAAGAAAATGGTTATGAACTTAATGAAAGTTTGTTGTATAATCAAGTCATGGGAGAAATGTTAAAGGATACTGGCATTAAAACTAAAGTAATAAAACAGTATCTACCAGTAATAAATCATCTAGTAAACCAGTATCTGCAAACGCTAGATTTTTTCGTCCATTTTGATCTTGATGAAAGCTTTCAAGAAACTATACGGTCAAGGCACCGTGATGCATTTTCATATGATTCGTTTAGTGAAGGAGAAAAACAACGCATTGATTTAGCACTTCTATTCACTTGGCGCCAGATTGCCAAGATGAAAAATTCTGTAGCTACAAATTTATTGATATTAGATGAAACCTTTGACTCCTCTCTTGACCATGAAGGGGTTGACAATCTGATGAAAATACTGTATACTCTGGATGATGATACTAATGTTTTTGTCATTTCCCATAAAGGTGAGATATTAGATGGTAAATTTGTAGACAAGTTAGAATTTTATAAAGATAAAAATTTCAGTAAAATTAAATAAACCTATTGACTCTTTCCTGCATATTTGATATAATGCAGTAGATATACATAATGGAGACTAAAATGAAACTATCAGATAATACTATTTCTGTATTGAAAAACTTTGCATCAATTAATAGCAATATTGTAATCGATACTGGAAACACTATCAGGACAATCTCAGAAGCTAAAAATATTCTGGCAAAAATTGATGTTGAAGAAACCTTTGATCAAGAATTTGGTATCTATGATCTGAATGAATTTCTTGGAGTTATCAATTTAGTAGATAGCCCTGAGAACAAACCGACACTTAATTTTCAAGAGAATTTTGTAACTATTTCAGATGCGTCTGGTTTAGCTAATATTAAATACTTCTTTTCAGATACAGACATGTTGACAAAAGCTGGTAAAGATGTTAGAATGCCAGAAGGTGAAGTTAAATTTGATTTAGATGAAGGTGTACTACAAAAGTTAAAAGCTGCGGCATCTGCATTGGGTCACACTGAATTAATTATTGAAGGTGTATCCGATAAGTTGGCAAAGATTACTGTTACCACATCAGAAAATGCAACTGCAAATACTTTTTCTATCGAAATTCCAGCGACTTCTCCAAATGCTACATACAAGTTCATATACAACATTAACAATTTGAAGATTTTACCTGGTAACTATGAAGTTGAGATTTCTTCACAAAAAATCTCAAAACTAACGAATTCAACTAACGGGCTGCAATATTGGATTGCACTTGAAAAAACATCAACTTATGGAGAATAATATTAATGGCTGATGATCAACACAAAAAGGCATATGACCTTATGAATCAAATCTCTCGTAGTGCAATTGCTGTAATTGACACTGTAACACAAAGAGGTGGTTTTCGTGGTGAAGAACTTTCAACGATTGGACAACTGCGTGATCAATGTACTCAAGGTGTGCAGATTGTAGAAAACTGGAAGCAAGAGCAAGCCGAGGCAGAGTAATCGTTTAACAAGGATAGAATTATATTATGGACTTAGAAAAACAGCGCAAGCTGGACAATGAATTTTTGTGGGTTGAACGTTATAGACCACAAACTATCACTAGAACTATCCTACCGAATGATCTGAAGAAAACTTTTAAAGATATTGTCAAGACTGGTGAGTTGCCTAATATGTTATTTACAGGCACTGCTGGTCTTGGCAAAACTACTGTTGCCAAAGCATTATGTAATGAATTGAATTTAGATTACATAATTGTAAATGGTTCTGAAGAAGGTAATATTGACACCCTCAGAGGTAAAATTAAACAATTTGCATCTACAGTATCTTTACAGGGTGGCTATAAAGTAGTTATTCTTGATGAGGCAGATTATCTAAATGCACAATCTACACAGCCTGCGTTGCGTGGGTTTATAGAAGAATTTAGCAATAACTGCCGTTTTATTCTAACTTGCAATTTTAAGAATCGTATTATTGAACCACTCCATTCTAGATGTGGTGTTTATGAATTCAATACAAGTAAGAAAGTTATGGCAGAACTATGTGGCCAAATGCTACAGAATGTAAGAAATATCTTAGAAGATCAAAATATAAAATGGGCAGATAAAGATGTTGCAACAATTATTTCTAAACATGCGCCAGATTGGAGAAGAGTACTCAATGAAATCCAAAGACGATCTGTGGGTGGTATACTTAGTACTAACGGTATTACTAATTCTACTTTGGGTGAAAGTAGCACTCTCATAAAGCATTTAAAAGAAAAAGACTTTAAAAAAATGAAACAGTGGGTAGCAAATAATATTGATACCGACACCTCAGCAATATTTAGATCGATATATGATACTATGCAAGATAATGTAAATCCTCGTAGTATTCCTCAAGTCGTTTTAACTTTAGCTGAATATCAATACAAGGCGGCATTTGTTGCGGATATCGAAATAAATACTGTTGCTTGTCTCACAACTCTTATGGCAGAAGTGGAGTGGTTATAATGGCTGCATATGAAGGCTTAGATAATTGTGTTATCTTTGATTTTGAAACTCTTTCAGTTGATGTAAACCAAGGGGTAGTTTTATCTCTTGGTTTGCTTAGTTATTCAGATACAAGATTTACAGGTGATATTCCTTATTCATATGATGAATTGTTAGAAAATTCAAAGTATATGAAATTTGATGTTGAAGATCAAGTAAAAAATTACAATAGAAAAGTTTCAAAAAATACACTTGAGTGGTGGAATAAACAAGGTGAAGATGCAAAGAGTGTACTAAAACCAAATTTAGAACTTGACGAATCTATTTCTCAACTGTATAATTTCTTTGTATTGAATGTCAATATAAACAACTTAAAGACAGTATTTTGTAGAGGAAACACTTTTGATATTCCTCTTATGGAAGGTATAATGAAACAAACGGGTTATTCAGTTCCTTATCCTTTTTGGATGGTTCGTGATACACGTTCTTATCTTGACGGTCTACTATACGGCAGTGGTCAAAGAAATAGTTACATTCCTGAGGGTTGTAAAGAAAAGTTTGTTGCACATGACGCGAGACATGATGTTGTAATGGATGTAATGAGAATGCAAACAATTATACAGGCACTTTAATGAATCACTTTGATTATCTGAATTCAATTAATACTACTAAAGATGATATTATGGTAGATGATATTGCAGAAAAGAAATATTCTAGTTATATGGTAAATAGAGGTTTATCATATTTCAACGATACTATTCTCTTAGCAAATGAAATGAATTATAGACACAATATTCCAGCAAGAATGCAATATGATTTATTGAGAACTTTGGTAAGAAAGCGCAAAAGATTTTCAAAGTGGTTTAAAGCTGAAAAAATCAATGATCTTGAATTAATAAAAGAATATTATGGATATAATAATCAAAGAGCGCGTGAAGCACTTAGCTTATTACCAAAAGAACAATTAGATCAC